AGTTGATTAAAACACAGTCTTTATTCCCGCATTCCATAAACTTATTTTTGCATACGCATTTATCGTCATGTGGGCACTGTTCACAGATGTTCGTATACACGTTTCCCGGCACAGTCAGCTCCTCGGCTCGTTTTAAAAATGCGATGGCGTTTGGAATCGCGGTCTGTCCACAAAATATCCCGCATCTGACGTCTTTTAGCAGGCTGAAGATCTTGATGATCGGTATCACCCGAGAAGGATGATGCACGATGGCCGCGATTTTCCCATCGATCTTGTCCTGCCATGAGTGCACAAACGTCGTAAATCCTAAAATATCGTTATTCGGCCACTCGTAGTTGTGATCACTGCCGTTTAGTAATAATGGTGCTGGCTTGTCTAAATCGTTCAAAATTTTGTTTATCGCTAAACAGACTTCATATACCCCCGGGTTGTCCTTCGGCTCGTACTTGATCCGTACGATCCCGTTGTTTAAAAGCACTTTCATCGTTATGCACCGTTTCGATCACATTGTGTAATGCGTCGAAATTGCTCACCGGATATTTGACAATCACGTACTCTCTGAGCATCTCGGGAGTAAATGACGTATTGTCGATTTGAATCGCATGTACCGCCTGGTCGACGGTGTCGAAAATAAACTCACGTGGAAATTGATCCTCCACCCCAGGCCAGTTATGGATAACCGGGCGTATGCCCATGGCCATCGCCTCGATAATGTTGTTGGGGTTGCCCTCATTTATCGAAGTCGATAGCAGAGTGTCTTTATCCAGTAACCAACGTGCGATTTCGTTTCGGTGAATTTTGCCATAACGAAGAAATCGATCCCCTAAACCAGAATGCTGAATATAAGACTCAATTTGCCCCTCGTACTGTGAGCTGATCGGCAGGCCACAGTGATGTATCTTATATTCAGACGGCAATTGCTTTAAGATCTGCACTGCCAACGGAATGTTCTTTACATTCTTAAACTGGCAGACCATTGCAATATTCTTGCCTGTCCTGGGGATCCCGCCATCCCTCAACGGCCATTCGGACAGATCGAGGCCGTTTGGAATAAAATATTCTCGTCCAACTTTCTTCTCCCAGATGTTTCGAAAAACACCCCAGATGTATTTTGAGACAAATATCATCGCATCGACGTGCTCAAATTTGATGCCTTCCATCAGTCCCTTTTCCCAGACTTCGTACCGCCGTAAGTAACTGACGATCTTTTTATCCGGGAAATAATGCGTCCAGAAAAACACCACTTCACTGCACCAGGAGGAAAAGAGCAGATCGGCCGAATCGGATAGCTCCCCGAGCTCCCCCATGTCCTGGGTATGCGTCTCTTTGACTTCAAAGCCCTTTAACACTTGCCTGGTATAAGGAATCCATCGATTGCCCCACTTCGGATAATGCCATAAGATTTTCATTGTAGTTTCCCAGCCAAACCCTCGTATAAACGTTCAAGTTTCTCGATATGGTTCTCCATTACAAACTCTTTGCGCCATTTGATGACGTTTTGCCTAAGCTCCCGATGCCGGGCCCAGTTTTCGGCCAGCTCCTCGATAGACTCGACGACTATACCCACTTTGTACTCCCTGATGAACCGGGCGCACTCGTCGGCGTTTAGCGCCACAACCGGCATGCATGCCGCCATATATTCGAAAAGCTTGTTGGGCAAAGCGTGTTTCCACTCTTCGTGGTGGTTGAGATTGCCGACGATCCCCCAATCATGTCGGCCCATCTTTTTACAGAGCTTATGCAGAGCCACCGGCTCATGGAGATAACAAACTTTCTCATACTCCTCCCGTACTTTCGCGTTGCTCCTGGGCGTGTAGATATGAAAGTCCATCTTTATCTCGTTGCACTTTTCGGCCAGGGGCAAATAGTTCGAATACTGGAAAAAGTCCCATTTCGCGTCCAGCTCGTCTGCCGTGTCGATCCTCCCCTCGTAGCACAGGCCGCCTAGCCACCGCTCAAAGTCGATACGGTAAAAACGAACCGGCACAAACGAAGGCAACACAATAGACGGTTGCGATAATTTAAATTCTGTTCCCACGATTTCGGCCATGGGCTCGCATACGTACACCAGGCCGTCGGCCAGCTGCAGATTGTTTCGCTCATCCGCACTCACCCTAAACCGTGAAAAGTCCTTAATCTCGTCCCCGTTACGTCTGAGCAAATGACTGTCATGTACATCCATCACCACCGGCTTATCGGGGAAAACTTCCTTGACCGCCGTCACCATATAATTGGGCTCGTTGTGGACATGGAAGATATCCGCATCCTTGTGCATGGCAATGGAGTTGTACAGTTGATCCTGGTCCTGGTAGACCAGCACCGATTTGTACTGCTCTGAATAGACGGTAACTTTGTTTGTTATTTGGTGTAGGACATGCCCACGGGCCATGAGCGGTAACGCTTGTTTGCTCACCCGCACGCAGGCATGCCTTGTTATCATTACGATTTTCATCAGCTAGTCGGGTTCCATTTGCTCTGGTCAAATTTACGCCTAAAGTCGATAAAAACCGCACACGTACCCGTAGAGCACGCATTAGTACTGGCAATCAGCGAAAGATAGCTGCCTGCCGAAAGTCCATCATCGACTACAGCGGATGCAATCGCGCCGGGCGCACTGCTGCTGCTCGCGGTAACAGACTTCATGGTGGTCGAACCATCGATCTTCAAGTTAAACGCCTGCTCACCCTTGCCCAGGGTAGCCAGCGTTTGAACCCCCAATTTCAGTACTTGAATCGGCCCTTTCGGATACCAACGCTTAATCGCTGTAGCTTCGGTTTCATTGAACGTGATCCCTGCGGCAGCTCCCCCGCCCCATGTTTTGGGGAGGCCAAACCATTGGCGCTCAATGACACCGTACTTACTATCATCATAGAAAGTTGGCATTTAGCACCCCCTTAAGCTGCCGAATCCCATTTAAGGATTCTTCCGTTCAACGCATCGGTATGAACCAACCCGAAACCACCCAAGTAATACCCATTTATCTTCAAACGGAGTCGCTAATTCCGTCCCGCCGTTAAGCTGCTGCACGTTGCCGTACAGATGAGATCATATCATCACTGTTTCCAGTGTCGCGCGCTTCGGACTGCTTAGTCCTACTTCCAAAAGGAATGATCGTTGCACCCTCCCCCGCAGGGGCACGGCTCAGGATTGTCCCTGTGGGATGTTCCCTGAGTTCACGCGATTTTAGTTGCGCCGATATTAACGCAACGCCCTTGGACCGGCCATAGTCGCTGGGGATCTTCCCGCGCATCTGCTCGGGTACTGCGATCCCTTCGCCTACGGTGTCTGATCCAAAGAAAAATGCCCAGTCGCTCTTGGCATTATTCCACGCATCGGCCGTGGTGATCTTGTTATAAGTGGTTGAGTCGGCGGCACCGCCCTTCTTGCAGTTCGTTTGCTCAACGAACCGTACGGACTGATACCGTCCGATCTCGCCATTGACAATCCGGCCAAAGCCGGTCTGCGTGTACTGGTAGACACCCTCAAGCCCCGTTTTAAGGGTCACGAAAGTTTCCGGCCAGCCCAGCGCATAGTAGTCGTCGCCCGTGTAAGGCGGTATATTGCGCTCTTTCATCTCGTTGACGAGCAACGGAATATGGCTCTTTGAAAGAGCGATGTTGTTGGTGGTCGCACACGTCCCTGCGGTATCCAATGTACCCAGCGCCGCTGTTGCGGTCGCGCCGATCCTGAGCTTGCACGCATTGAACTGATCGAAAGCGGCAAAATCAAAGGCTTTGCCTGCATCGAAGCGCAAGACTTTGTTTATGATCTCTTTAACCGGGTGCTCGGATAGATCGTCGAGCTTACCGGAATAGGGTACGCTGTTGCCGTACTCGGTAATGGTCAGCGTCCCCTGTCGGATCGTAAAATTCGTCTCGGGCATCGTGTTGGTTTCAGCGATTGTCCCGCCCTGCGTCGCCACGGAACTGTAAACGTTCCAGTGGAAAAGATCGCCCTTGCTCTTGCCCTGGTGGGCGGCGTCTTTCACGTCGCAGAACTGACGGAACTTGGTAATCGCCATCAATTCCATGCGCAGATTCTTGCTCAGATTATCCGAGTACATATAGCCACCGAGGGAGTTAACAGCCCATACTTGTCCTGGCATATAGTTACTCCTTTGGTTAAATGTTTTGCCCTCGCGCGCGCGCCATTTCGGCGATTGTCGCACTCGGGTTCGGATCATCCGGCGGCGCTTCTCCCACCCCCGGTGTCGGTGCCACATTGGCCTGGGGGAGGGTTTCAAGCTGCCGCTTCTGCTGCTTTTTGTCTTCGAGATTTTTGGAATCTACACGATGAGATAAGTAGTCGCGTCGGAACTTTTCACCATATTGCTTGTACGTGCCCCAGTCAAAAGGATCCATGCCTAAGCCGCCTTGATCGGTGGGCGTGACGGCATTTTGGATCTCAAGGGCAATCGCCTGATACAATACGGGATCCGCTGCGATATCTCCATACCCGCCCTCCTCGGGTGGGGCTTCAAATGCAGCTCTAATCTCTTTTTTGGTGCGTTCCTCCTCTGCTCGGGTCACCGTCTTGGTAAGCAGTTGTTCCTCGTTGAATGCTGCCGGTCCGGTGTCCAAAGCAAACTGGAGAAGCTTTTCTTCAGCCTCTTGCTCGTCCCCAAACTGCAGGGCTCGCGTTAAGTCGCGCACCCGAGTTCGAAGCTCGGGCGTAACTTGCCTCGTGGCTGGAATGACCGGCCGTGGTCGCGGTGATGAGTCGCCCGGCCGGTCCGATTCAAGTTGTGGACTTGCTGGCAGCTGGCCCGTAAGCCGCTTTTCCAGCTCCTGAGCACGCTTTAACGCTTCTGATGCCTCCATCAACCGCTTGTTTGCAGCTGCATGCTTTTGGACTGCAGTGCGGACTTCATCCTCAGTGAACTCCATTTCTTGCCCGTCGACCGTAAACTTAAGCGGC